TCATCCTTTCTGATTACCCACCACCGGCACTATTTTCACTTTGCGGTCATAAATCGCTGTCTGACTAGCATTTTTATGGCCGGATATCGCCTGCTTATCTGTCAATGAGCCTTCCAGATCGGATATACCTTTCGCCTTCAGATCGTGGAAGGTGAAGTCGAAATCCAGATCGGGATTCTCGGCTATTGCCGCCAGCTTTGCATTGCGCCACTGGGTGTTAAAACCATCGCGAGTGTAGCGGTTGCCGTTACGCTGATGAATTATGTACACACTAGAAATGCCGTCTTTGATTGGTAATGTGTCGGCTAACGCCACTGCCGCGCGAAGTCGCTCTGACCAGGCTTTGATCTGCTTTGCGCCGGTCTTCCCCTGGCGGATGAAAATCCCGGGTTCTAAAATCTGAGAGCGGCTTAGTGCAAGGATGTCAGCCTGCCGTGAACAGCAAAGATACGCTATTTCCATGGCGGCCTTTACCATATTCGAGGAGACAGCATATAGGGCGTCATATTCGACGTCAGTGATATAGCGCTCGCGAGATTTTTCCTTAAATTGCCGAACCCCTTTACAAGGATTTCCCTTCACATAACCGCGCTCATAACTCCATCCAAACACTCGCGACAAGAAGGTTTTTTCGCGGTTTGCCTGGGTCTTACTTTTTAACCCGCGCTTATCCATATATTTCCTGATGTGTTCAGGCTTTATATTGTTCGGTTCCATTTTCCCAAATACAGGCAAAACCTTTTTGGCGTATTTCTGGTAATCCTTCTGAGACTCGAACGCCAAATCAGTAAATTCTGCAGAATTGAGGAACCGATCGGCCAAGGTCTTAAATGTCGCCTTGTCTTCTTTCTGGCTGATAAATTTCTCGTACGCCACCCAAACCACAGATTGCGCAGCGTCGAGAGGGCAGAGCTTTATAGTCCTTCCGTCAGGGTGCTTGAATTCGTAGGCAGCTCGGCCACGGGATACGCGCGATGGCATCCAGTTATCTGCAGGGTTCTTTCGTTTGCCGGCCACTTACATCGCCTCGTAGTCTGGTTCTTCCGCCAAGGGTTTTGACGGTTCGTTTCGGTATTTCACTGGGTTCAGAAAATGCCCCCATGTTGTTTTTGGGTGGCCGTCCGGGCGCTCGATAAAAAATATTCCCGATCGGCGGAGTGCCTCACACTGTTTTGATTTGAAGTGGTGACCGGTCAACTCAATCATCTCTTCTTTCGTGATTATGTCGTGATCGTTTCGCATGGTCTTTCCTCGGTTCAATCATCCTGGCGATTGCGTCGTCGGTTACACGACACGCCGCGATGACGTCTTGCTCGCTGAGTTGCGTTTTCCGTACGCTGGCCGACAGCCGGCCGATTTTGAGATCGAAGTCAGAAAGTAGGCGGGCGCCTGGTTGCCATCGCTGCATTGTGGTTGCCTTGTTGTGAGGTGTCCCACAATGCTAGCGATGGCGACGGACTATTTCTGATTAGGCTTAATCAACTTTGCTGGTGGCGGTGAACTGCTGATCTTCACATCCAGCGGTAGGTTGTAGGTAACTTCACAACGGCGATCCGTCATGATGGTTCCTATGCGCCCATCGGGCAGAGTGATATAAGCGGGTACGCCGCGTCGTTGAGAACGATTAAGCATCTGATTACCTCACCTGCAGCGAGCGTTCGCCGATCTCAATGTGCGCGCCTTTGACCTCGACACCGTTCTCGATCGCTTCCTTGATGGCTTTTTTGTCCGGAGTCACCAGCGTTTGCACAGTCACCAGTTCATCAGGTAGCAGGTCTGCGTTCTCGATCACCACGCTGGCCCGGCCCTTAGCCGCAGTAAACGTATTGGTCGTGGTTTTGAGCTTATCCTGTCCGGATGCCAGCAAGCAGGTCAGCACATACTGGCGGATAGATTTGGCGCGATTCTCGAACGACTTTTTACGGTCGACCAGGCGCTTAACTTCTTCATCAACCGTCTTGGCCAACCCTTCCAGATTACGGACGTGGATAAAGGCCGCGTCCAGCTTGTCGCCCAACGCACCCTCGATGCCTTCCAGAGTGTCGGCAATCATTTCCGGCGTCAGGTCGTCGGAGGTTTCAATCAGTTGCTGCAGCTTGGCGTAATCAGATGCTAATGCGATGGCTGTGATGCTCATGATGCTTTCTCCTCGGACAGGGCGGCGATGCGTTCATCTTTCAAGGTGGTAAGGCGGCGCAGTCGGCCAGCCAGGTATTTAGCGTGATCGGTGTCGCCTTTGGCTTCAGCGGCTTTGCGGTGCGTCTCAACCTCTCGGGCAATTGATGAATGAACCTTGCTTGCCTCGTTCACAGTCACGGCCGATGTGATGGTGTCGGCGACTTTTGCCAGCTTTTCGTCTAGTTCTTCGCGCAACCGTGTCACGTCCTCAGCTTTATCGCTGGCGTTACGGATCGCGAACTCTGTGGCGTTTTCCGCTTTGTATTCCGCCGAGTCAAACCACCCGAGGAAGATATCGGCAGAGAAACCGAGCATTGATAAAGCCTTCTTGATGGAGTCAGTAAGGCTTTTCTTTTTGGCCTCGCCGTCGCACTTCATCTTTCCGGCGTTAGTCATATAGAGGTATTTGGTTGCACCGAACGAAATTACCTCTTTCCGTTCATCACCACGCACGTACCAAAATCGAATGCCAATACTGTGGTTAAGCTCAGTGACAAGGGTACCGTCTGCATCACGGAGCATTTTTTTACCGATGAACTTACTCCCCTCGAAGACGTTTTCAGCCATTGGAGCGCCCGGCAACATGGCATCTTCGAAGATTTCATATCCCCAGCCAGAACCAATCGGGCCAAAAATCTCGGTGGCCCGCATAAACATATACTCCCCATTGATGCTGGTTCCCGTAAAGCCTTCTGCATCGACAGGTTTTGTGTATCGCGGATCCGTGCGCATAACGCGCTTCCAAATACCCAGATTTTGCTGCACCTCTTCTGGTTGCTCGGCGATCACCTGTTCAACCTGCGCGGCACGCTGCTGGAAATCGTCGGTTTTCAGTTGTTGCGCCAGTACCTCGGCACGGCCTGCGTTTTCCTCTGCACGCTGTAGCAGCGTTTGTTCTGCAGGCGCATTGGCATAAACGCCATAACCCATTTGATCCAACTGCTCTTTGGCCTGCTGCGCTGTAGCGTCGGTAACTTGGTTTTGTTGCTGTACGACTTCCGTTTTTTCGCCTTGATTTGAGGCGTTATCTGCTGTCGCCACTGGTTTTTCATGCTGCTCGGCACTACCGGTCAGACCGTCAATCGAGAAGCGGCCGCCGCCGAGATTTTCCACCTCGACATTTTTCTCGGCCTGCTGGCCATAGTTTGCCAGCTCAGTGCATGCCGGATGTCCAGCAAGACGAGTTTTCACAAAGTGCAGGCGTTCTTCATCGTTATTTACTAACTTGAGGTTTTTCAACCCTTCGGAAATGATCGCATGGCGGGTGTCTGTATCAACGTTAAGGATACCGATTATCACCCGCAGGGTTTTGTCCCATGCACGCCATACGGAATCGCGTGCTGCGATAATTTCTTTCGCGTTTTTTACGTCGGCGGCTTTCGCGTTGTCAGGGTGAACTGCCATGACTGAAAGTGCGACGTGCATATCCAGCGTGTTGTAATCAGGTATGCCTTCGGTGTTACTCACTTTGGCGTTGACGTTCAGCTTGATGCTCTCGCGATCCCGAGGATTATCAACCCATGCTTGAGCAAAGGCGTTCACGTCCTCCCTGGACGGCATGCGATCGCCAGCATTATCAAAAATGGCGGTGATAAGGTTATAAATACCGGCTTGATGCATAGCGCCTACTGCTTCCACTGCAACCAACCCATCGATCACCGCGCGCATGCCGGTATCGTCTGGTGTCTCGTCGTCATTCAGCAGGTCAACCACAAGCGATAGTTGGCTATTGTCGATCTCGGTGTCGCCATACATGACAACGGCTGCGATCTTGACGTTGGCTGGTTGCGCCAGCAGGTCAACTGGTCCGGTTGGTAGTTCCGTTTCTGGCTCCTTTTGAATCCAGACACTACCGTCAAAAACGTTATCCTGCGCGAATTGCTCGTCAAATTCTCCGACCGGTGGGCGAGGGTGGCCGGGCTGATCTTCCACAGTTTTTGGGTTGAAAAAATTATCAACGCTTTCAGGGTATTTCTCGTAAAGCTTGCCGATCGCAATACCTTCGGCCGCTTTCTTGTTTGGTGCTTCAAGGGCAATAACGAGTGGTACAGCCCCGTTGGCCTGAGCCTTTTTCTTTGGATCAAATAAAACGATATGAATAGCCATTATTGGTCTTTCCTATGGTTGTGCGCTGGTCAGGCGCGTTTAGTACGGCAGTTCGTGAACGTCGATTTCTGAATGTTCGATGCACAGCAACTGCTGAATCTGATCATCGATGAGGATTTGCTGCTGATGCGAGATTGCGGCGATGCGCTCTTTCTGTGCGCGCAGTGCTTCGACCTGTTTGCCGATCAGGTCAATGGGTTCAGGCTGGTCGATATCGATGATGATTTGGCGGGTTTCCAGCAGTACATACTCCGGAAACTCGGACATGTCAGCTGTTAAAACAGTGATTTTCTGTTCTGCGAATTGGGATACATTCGCGTGAATATAGAGCGTGACTGGTATCTGTAGTGCTTTCATAGCAACTCCTGATATAATGCTTGCAGATCAGTGGTGCAAGCCATTGGTCTTTCCTAGAAAGGTCGGTTGGTAGCCGGCACCCTCTTGGTGGGGTGGTTCCCATCAGGGTAATTAAGCTCGCTTCGGCGGGCTTTTTTACGTCTGTAGGTTGCCGGTTACGTTATCCGGCGCCGCATCACCTGGTCAGGGTTTTGCGGCCGTATCATTGGTCTTTCCTATCCACACTTTCCCGCTGTGGCCACGTAGAATTCGTTGCGGTCTTTCCCGCTGTCAGAACTGTTTCTGAACAACCGCTGCATGGTTAGTGCGCTGTTGGTAGATAAATATTACCGCTACGAATAACAAATGGTCAAGCGTGCTGGTGATAAAAATATGCGTGGATGTAATATGTGATTGATTTATGTGGTGATAAAAATAAAAAGCCCGCGGGGGACGCGGGCTGATGGAGGGGGTTATTGCTTTCTTGTGGCCAGTAGTTCTTTGAATAACCTATCGAAACCTGACACTTTTTCTTTTAAATCATTCATATGTCTAGTTTTTTCGCTCTCTGGAAGCCTGTCATACAGGCTAATAAGTTCTGCATGTTCGGGTTTCAAAATCTGCCAACCTGGTGCGGCAACATCTTCATGATGCTCGCCCGACTTGCGAACGTAATTCATCATTTCTTTTAGTTCTGGCTTGATGTCTTCCGGCTTAACGCCAAGGAGGGCCGCAAATTTTAGAATGGCGTCGGTACCGAGAGGATTTTTGCCAGTCAAGTACTGGCTAACGGTCGATTGCGTTTCAAAGCCGAGTGCATCTGCCGCCTTTTCCTGCGTCAGACGTAGCGTGACCTTTTTCTCATCCCAAATCTTCCGCAGCCGTTCTGCAGTTTCTTGGTCTTTGATATCGAGTGGTTTTTTCTTCATACGGTAATTTTATTCGCAGAATTAATATCATCCAATCACCATTACGCTTGATCTTTTTATATTCGTAGCGGTAATATTAATCCATCACATAAACACGAGGAGAGGTGATGGACCTGAAAAGTTATCTCAATGAAAACGGAATTAAGCAGCAAGACTTTGCTCAAGCCGTTGAAAAGTCACAAGGCTATGTCAGTCGTGTTGTGGCCGGTTCATGCAAGTTAGGTGGTGAAGTAGTAATTAAATGGGCTGCCGCCACTGGTTTTAACGTTACACCGCATGATTTGCGCCCTGACTTGTACCCAAACCCTAGCGATGGACTGCCAGAACAGACCGCAGCTTAACAACAATTCCCACCGAAATCTGATTATGCGTAATCAAGTTTTGAGCGACAGGAGACGCGAAGTGGAAAACATCGAAAAACTGAAAGACGAAATATCAAATTGGGCAGCCGAGCGAGGACAGGAGCATGTGGCGATCGAGATCAGCCGGATGTGGTTTCTGTTCGGCGGAGAATCGGCAACCGTGCGTCTCCACCCGATCGAGGATGATTTTGGTCGGGCGGATTGGCGCGCCATCAACAACAACCGGCAGCAGATATTCCGCTGGCTACGTGGCGATTCTAAAGCCGCCCGGGCGAAGGTGAGAGAGCTTGCCGACGCCATGGCCGCAGCATTGCCAGCTGAACGGCGCGCAAGGTTGGGCGGTGTATCCGTGCAATATCTGCTGTCAGTGGCCATCCGTGAGTTTGCCGCGGCAGTGATCGCCATTTTGCTTGGCGCTTGTGATACGCCTCAACGAATAGCGGGGGCGCTAAACGCTCTACAAGATACCCAGCGCCTGACCAGCGTGCAGTAACCACCGGAATCTAGGAAAGACCAATATGCAAACTGACCACATCACATATCGGAACGGCTGGCGCCTGAATGGCATGCCTGCTGACGCCGCAGATATCAGACCGATTTTCGAAGATCGCCAGGCTGCCGCACATGCAATCTGGGAACAATACGAGCAGAGCAAGGCTGCGCTGCGTGTTCTAGACATGAGCCCCGAGCAGTACCAGGATGCCTGCCGGCAGATCGCTGACACTCTGGGGATTTAATCATGAGTATGGAACTTATGGTGCGGGCCATGAAAATGAAAGTCGGCAATCCGCTGCGCAAATTGGTGCTGCTGAAGTTGGCCGACAATGCCAGCGATCAGGGCGAGTGCTGGCCATCGGTGCCGTACATTGCGGAGCAGTGCGAAATCTCTGAACGCTCAGTGCAAAATCACATTCAGCAACTGGTCAAAGATGGCCTGGTCCGTATCGAAAAACGCCTGGCGGACAATGGGCTGAATCGCTCAAATGTTTATCACATCGCCTTATCTGGCAGTGGTGCAAATCCTGCACCCTATGGTGCAAATCCTGCACCACGTGGTGAATCTCCTGCACCAGGGGGTGGTGCAGCTCCTGCACCCAGAATCAGTCACTCTTTTGAACCAGTCATTGAATCAGTCAATGAACCATCTAACGTGCCATCTGACGACGGCACTCCTGCGCAGCCTAAAAAAGGTGATTACCCTGCTGAGTTCGAAAAGCTGTGGGCAGAGTATCCGAAACGGGAGGGCAGCAATCCCAAGAACAAGGCCTATCAGGCGTGGAATGCTCGCCGCAAGGCTGGGGTGACATTTGAGTCTATGGCGGCAGGCTTACAGCGCTACGTGGCATTTTGTGGCGCCAAGGGACAGGTGGGTACTAGCTATGTGATGCAGGCGTCGCGGTTCTTTGGGCCAGGGTTGGAATTTAACAACGCGTGGATGGTGAGCAGCCAACCTGCACAATCCGGCGTGAAGCGGCATAGCGATACCGCAGCAGACCTTGAAGGGCGCAATTATGAAACCCGTATCGGTTGGAAAAATAACACGCAGGAGGGCAGGCAATGACTGGCGAGCAAGCGAAAAACACGACTGAAACTCTGCTTGAGCACTGTGGGGTGAATAAGCGTTTTCAGGACGCATCGATCGGTAGCTTTGCTCCGGTGAATCCACAGGCGCAGGAATGCTTGACGATTTGCCAGCAATTCACCACTGAGTGGCCTCAGATGCAGACTGCTGGATCCAACCTCTTGATGTCTGGCCGCCCGGGGACAGGGAAGACGCATTTGGCTGTTGGGATTATGCGTGAGCTGGTCGAGCATTATGACGCGGATGTGTATCTGACTTCGGCGCAGCGAATGATCCGGGCAATGCGCGATACCTGGCGACAGGATGCAACCAGGACGGAATACGAAGTATTGGGTTTTTACTGTGGGCTGGATCTGCTCATTATCGACGAAGTGGGCATGCAGAACGGTACTGACTCTGAACGCCTGATCGTGTCGGAAATTATCAACACCCGATATGAGCAGATGAAACCGACGGTTTTGATCAGCAATTTCACGGTAAAACAGCTCGAGGATTTCATGGGGTACCGCGCCATGGATCGCATTTTGGAAAGCGCAGCAGTGTTGGCGTTTGACTGGGAAAGTCAGCGGGGGCGTCTGTAATGGATTTTGGCAACCTACCGCAACCGCCTTACAGCATCGATCTGGAACAGGCGATTCTGGGCTCCCTGATGCTCAACACGGACGAGGACATGTCCTCCGCAGTGTTCGGCATACTAAAACCCGAAGCGTTTTACCTGGTGGCGCACAGAGAGATTTTCAAAGAATTGCGTGCACTGAAAAATGCTTGCCGACCGACAGACCTGATCAGCTTGCACGATGCGCTGGAAAGCAAAGGGGTACTCGAGCAGGTTGGCGGCTTTGCCTATTTGGCGGAAACCAACCGAAACAGCAGCCCTGCAGCGATGGTGAGTTATGCGCATGCCGTTCGTGACAAAGCTATTTTGCGATTCACGTTGGAAAAGCTGCAGGAATGTACCTCGCTGGTGCTGGCAAACAACGGTATGGGTACTCCCGAAAAACTGGAAACCGTGCAGCAGATGGTCACCGCCGTGGCCGATCATGCACGTACCGGCACTCGCGGCGGTTTGCGTCCGGCGCTGGATGTGGTGGAGGACTGGATCGAGAAGATGAATCGCCGTTTTGAAGACCCCGATGCCGCGGGTGGTTTAACGCTGGGGATCGAGAGTCTAGACCGACTGATGCACCCGAAACAGGTGCTTCGCGGCGCGCTTGTCGTGATCGGGGCTCGCCCAAAAATGGGTAAAACGGCGGTGTACAACAAAATCGCCACGCACTTTGCTTTGAATCACCGTCTGCCGACCCTTGTATTCAGTCTGGAAATGACAGACGACGGCATCATCGAAAGGATGGTGGCTCAGGAGGCGTGTGTTAATTCCGAGATGTTTTACATCGGACCGGATGATGACATTGTCATGTCTCGGGCGATGGCCAAGGCTGCGGAACTGGCAGAGTCCAATCTGATGATCGACAGCACCCCCGGCGTGACGCTGGCGCACATCCGCAATGAATGTCGAAAGGTAAAGCGTCAGCGCGGCGTACTGGGGCTGGTGGCCATCGATTATTTGACCCTGATGAAAGCCGAGGCTGCCGAACGCCGTGACATTGCCTATGGGGACATCACCACCGGCCTGAAAAACTTGGCGAAGGAATTGGATTGCCCCGTATTGCTGCTGACCCAGCTCAACCGAAAACTGGAGGAGCGCGCCGACAAACGACCATGGCCAGCGGACAGTAAAGATACCGGACAGATAGAACAGGACTGTGATGTGTGGATCGGTTTGTATCGTGATGCCGTCTACAACAAAAATGCGGACCCTAACCTGATGGAGCTGTTGTTGAGGCTGAACAGGGAAGGGGTAAGCGGCACCGCGCATGCGTTGATGGTTGACGGTTATATCAAAGACATCAGCGATGAAGAGGCTGCACGCCTGGGGCAGAAAGGCCAGGCATCAGAAAAGCGTTACAGCAAAAACTCCAAGATCGAAGCGTTTTAACTCGCGCCTGACCAGCGTGTGAATCAACCAAAAGGAAAGACCTATGAGCACTACAGAATTAATTTTTGCGAAAGACCCCGGCGCCGAAGTCATTGACGACGGCTGTGATCACACTGCGCTGATTATCTGGCATATGAACGCCAACGCCCGAGTACGCTCTGGCTCGACGCTTTCCCGGCCACCAGTGCCGGAACAGGTAGTCCCTCCGAAATTTGCCCGTACGCCTGCGAAGGCTTCGAAAAGGGCCTCCAGTAAGAAAAAAGCTTTCACAGTTGATTTCCCTACTCGCAACCTGGCGGCAGTGATGATGGGCAAAACGTTGTCCTATCATGGCATTCTCACTGCGCTGAATAAACATTACCCCGATCATGGACTGACACATCGGCACCTGCAGACCCGCATCTTGACGATGATCAACTCCCCTCACGTCGAAATAACCCGCCATGAAAAACCGGTACCGGAATTCACCCTCACTCACGTTGACGGGCAGTTCTATGTCAACTCAGAGAAACAGCAGCATTTAGCAAGAGGGTGACCTATGGCCGGGCAATCGGATTATCTCCCGCCCGGCTTACCGCACAACCGCGGGGTATGGCCGCAGGAATATCGAGATCTGGAAAACCTCGACCTGCGCGCCAGCGGCCTTATCAAGAATCTGTATGCGCGAAAAATCCAGCGCACTGCAGTGACTGACGCGATTAACGCGGTACCGGAAAACTATCGGGAACATTTCAGGGCGCGCCTGAACTACTGGCGCGAACGCAGAGAGGGGAAGGGACAATGACAAAATTTAAAGGCTGGGTGGTGTGCAATCCGTTAACGACGCTGTTTTGGGCGATCGTGATTTTCTGGGTAGCAGTTGCGGCGGCTGTCGCTTTGGCGGTGTTGTGATGCCAGCAAATGAACTGAACCTCGAGGGAAAGAGCATTCTAGATATGTGCTGCGGCTCCCGTATGTTCTGGTTCGACAAAGAGGACGAGCGCGCCGTATTCAGCGATAAGCGCAGCGAGAGCCACACCCTGTGCGACGGGCGCCGCCTAGTGATATCTCCTGACCTAATCGCAGATTTTACCTCTTTGCCGTTTGGTGATTGCACCTTCCCGGTTGTTGTGTTCGACCCGCCGCACCTAGAGCGTGTAGGCCCCAACGGCTGGCAGGGCAAGAAGTACGGGAAGCTTGACCGTGAAACATGGCGCGATGAACTGCGCGCCGGATTTGCCGAGGCTTTCCGAGTGCTGCGTCCACACGGTGTGCTGATCTTCAAGTGGAACGAAACCCAGATACCGGTTAGCCAAGTCGTCGCCCTTACAGACGAAAAACCGACTATCTGGCAGCGCACCGGCAAGAACGACAAAACGCACTGGATCATCTTCGTAAAATCGGGCGAAACAGCTAGGGAAGTGAAATCATGAGCATCTGGCCAACAGAAGTACAGCAGTGCGCATCGTCCGTGCTGCCGGTTCACGCGCTGAGCGGAGAAGAGCAGCAGGAAGTCCTGCAACAGATTAACCAGATGTTCCTTAACCGTGTCAGTCCGCAGGAAATCCAGAAAACAGCGCATGCCTGGGCGCGCCAGAAACAGATCGTGGATTTCCGCCCTGATGCTGTTGATAACGGCCTGGTGGTTGTCGGGTTCGCTGGTGGCGGTGGAAGCTGCGAGGGAATCAAGCAGGCGCTGGGTTTTGAGCCGCATATCGCGATGAACCACAACCCGGTGGCCATGGCCATGCACGCCGTAAATCATCCACGCACGCTGCACTACCCGGAAGATATTTTCAGCGTAGATCCGAAAATTTCCACTGGCGGATTACCGGTGCTGCTGGGTTGGTTTTCACCTGATTGCCGTCACTTCTCAAAGGCTAAAGGCGGGACGCCGGTCAAGAAAGAGATCCGCGGTCTGGCGTGGGTGGTGCTGCGTTGGGCGCTGGCGGTACGACCGCGCTACCTGATGCTGGAAAACGTCGAAGAATTCCGCTCATGGGGGCCGTTGAAAGCGGACAAAAAAGGCAATCTATACCCGGACCCGGCATACACCGGCGCAACTTTCCGCGCGTTTATTGGCATGTTGAGCCATGGTGTGGCACCAGACTGCCCGGCTCTGGCAGAGGCCTGCGAATTCCTGCAGATCGATATCGACAGCGACGACGCGCGCCGCCTGGTTAGCGGTTTGGGTTACAACGTCGATCACAAAGAAATGAGGGCCTGCGACTATGGCGCCCCAACTATCCGCAAACGCCTGTTTGTTGTCAGCCGTTGCGATGGTGAGGCTGTTGTTTGGCCTAATCCATCACATGGTGCACCGGACAGCGCCGAGGTGCTGGCTGGCCAGCTGCAGCCATGGCGCACTGCCGCTGAGTGCATCGACTGGTCAATTCCGACTCGCAGCATTATGGGCCGTAAGAAGCCGCTGGCAGACAACACGCTGCGCCGCATTGTGAAAGGGTTGAAGCGTTATGTCATCGACTGCCCGGATCCATACATCGTCCAGATAGGGCAGACAGGATTCGGCGGCGACGGCCGGCAGTATGCCACTGGTACACCGTTGACGACGGTCACCAGTAAGGCTGAGCACCTGTTGATCGAGCCGTTCGCGGTGAAATGCAATCACACGTCCAACCGCACCAAATACGACTGTTTCCGGGGCCAATCCGGACGCCTGCCGCTGCAGACGGTCACGCAAACCCACGGCTTCGCGGTGGCAGCACCGGTAGTAGTTCATCAGTTTGGGAACAGCACCGGCCAGCGCGCCGATACGCCGGTGGGCACGATCATGCCTGGCGGCGGTGGTAAAACGCAGCTGGCCAGTGCGGTGCTGGTGGGCGCTGGCGGCCCAACATATTCCGGCAAGCCGCGCAGTATCGCCGCACCGATGGCGACTATCCCGACGGAATCGCATACCGCAGTGGCAGCAGCTCACTTGATCAAGCACTACGGCGGGAACTACACCGGCGCAGGGCTGGGAATGGACGAGCCAGCTCACACGGTGACGCAGGTCGATCACCACTCGCTTTGCACTTCTCACTTGGTACATCTGCGCGGTACATGCAAAGACGGGCGGCCGACGAATTCACCAGCGCCAACCCTCACAGCTGGCGGCAATCACATCGGCCATGTGACTGCATACCTGCAGAAATACTACGGCAACGAGAAGGACGGGATCGACGTTGACGCGCCTATGCACACCGTACCGACGCATGACCGTTTTGGGCTCACAGAGGTGATGTGTGAACCGATGCTGATCACCGACGACCAGCGCTATAACGCCTGGTGCTGCGCGCGACTCATGGACGAATTCAGCGACGAACCGGACAACAACCATTTGTTCCCGGCACCACGCCCGCAGTTTATTCAGGTTGGCGAATACATGGTGGTCGATATCTGCATGCGGATGCTCGAGCCGCGGGAGCTGTATAACGCCAATGGGTTCCCGCGCAGCTACATCATCGACAAGGACATCGACGGCACCCGCTGGCCGAAATCGGAGCAGGTAGCACGCTGTGGTAACTCGGTACCACCGCCATTTGCAGAGGCACTGGTAAGGGCAAACATGCCGGAGTTGTGCGTTTGGCGGATGGCAGCTTAACGAACCCCCGCCTCAGCGCGGGTATTTTTGTGTGGTGAATGGGTAAATTTATACTGGTTAAATATACAGTATAATTGGTGGCATGATGTTCACAGGCTGAGATGTCGATCGTTAAAACCGATCGATATAGCACTCAACGATCTGTGTTACCTATTTGACCTGACAAAAACCAAGGACTTAGCTCTAAAGGCATGCAGGGAGATGGAGGGATAACAAGCAATCTCAAAGATTGAGGTGTTTATGATTGATTTGAAAGAACTTAACGACCTTCTCCCTGTTGATGGCCTTGTTGTTATTCGTCGAGAAAAGGGCAATACCGTAGGTTTGCGCCTGGTCAAAGAAGATGAGCATATTTCGACACTTAACGCGATGTTGGAAGTAGCAAAATTGGCGGGCTATTCGATTGTCGCCCCTAATGGAAACAAGCTATAATCAATGAGCTGGACTGAACACCCAGCCCATTCAATTCTGAACAACTGCTGCGCTACTGGAGACTCCCAATGGCGCAGTATTCGTACACAAAGACAGCAGGAAATCTACTGGTGCCGACCACTCGGGAAGCCAGGGACTTTTTGCAAACCAAAAAGATAGGTTCGGTTCTTTACGCCGATTTCAAACAGGCCCGAAATCCAGCCTTTCACCGTAAGTTATTTTCACTCCTGAACCTTGGTTTTGACTACTGGCAACCGACCGGCGGTGCAATATCCCCAAGTGATAAAGCGTTGGTGAATGGCTACGTCAAATTCTTGGCTTATTATGCTGGTGGTGAAGATGCGCTGCAGGCGGCAGCTGATGAGTATTTGGCTGACGTGGCAGAGAAAAGGGCCGGGAATATCAGTGTAGCCAAATCCTTCGAAGCGTTTCGTGCCTGGGTGACCATTCAGGCCGGATTTTACGTTGAATATACTATGCCCGACGGCAGCGCCCGAAAAGAACCTAAATCGATCTCATTCGCTAAAATGGACGATATCGAGTTCGGCGAGTTTTATAAAGCCGTGCTCGATGTGCTCTGGAACTACATCCTGTTCCGCACCTTCCCCGATCAGCAATCTGCAGAAAACGCAGCAGCCCAGCTCATGGGGTATACCTCATGAGCAAATTAACCAAAGAGGCCCGCGGCCGTGACTGCCAGATCAGGATCCCTGGGTTCTGTAATTTCAACCCAGAAACCACCGTTTTGACACATTACCGCATGGCGGGAACCTGCGGCACAGGGATTAAGCCCGACGATGCGCAGGCAGCATGGGGGTGTAGCGGGTGCCATGATGCCTGCGACGGTCGAACAAAAACAGAATACAGCCGTGAGGAACTTCGACTTTTCCACGCTGAAGGAGTTTTTCGCACCCAGGCTATTTTGCGCAGGGAGGGCAAGCTATGAACGCTGACGGCCTGAAACTGACTGAAGAGCAAGAGGCTTGGCTGCATCCTTGGCTGGAGCGGTGGGGGGCATGGGTTTATACCGGCCGACTGGAACGCCGGCAGAGTAGTATCATTGCCGAATACATGGCAACGGTTGAGCCGAGTAATTACCCAGAGCGCCCAATCTGCAACGATGACGACGGTATGCTGATCACTCGCGTTGTGGACAAACTACACGCAATCGATCGCCGAGCGTTTGGCTTACTGCTGAGCCGTTACGTTCATGGCTCATCGGATCGGGCGATAGCCAACTACTACTATGCAGTAGCAAAACCCCGGCAGATGGCCCGTCGGTGTGGTGCACCAGCCTATCGTAAACCGTCACATAGAACCTGCCGGCGGGAAGTCGTTGAAATACTATCTGCAGCTGAATACTTGTTGTATCAACCCTTGCAAGATGCGTTTATCGAACGCGAACAGGAACGAAAAAAGAAAAAAATGATGCGAACGTGTTGACATCTATGGACCAATGGTCCAGTATTTCGACATACGCTGCCGTTTGTGTATGCGTAACAAGATAAGAGCCCGCCACGTGCGGGTTTTTTTATGTGCGTTTGTAAAGATAAGCATTGGTTATTGTGTGGTTTAATGTGGCTGCTTTAGAATTCAGCACCTTGGCCCTTTAGCTCAGTTGGTTAGAGCGCGCGACTCATAATCGCTCGGTCGCTGGTTCAAGCCCAGCAAGGGCCACCAAACCGCCATTAGCTCAGCAGGAAGAGCAACGACCATTAAGTTGTAGGTACGGGGTTCGAGACCTCGATGGCGGACCAATGCGGGCATCGTATAATGGCTATTACCTCAGCCTTCCAAGCTGATGATGTGGGTTCGATTCCCACTGCTCGCTCCAGAAAAAGCTTTTCAGCCTGCGAAGATGGGAATACCCGGAGTGGCTGGAAAGCGCATCAGAAGGGCGCATTCAGTTTGATATGCACTATCGAATCCTTCACCTGGGATTTTGAGTGCGCCCCTCTGATGTGAAGTGACGGCAGGGAAAGACCTGCAACCATTCTAACCCTGGCATCAGCCGGGGTTTTTCTATTTTAGGGCTGCGCTAAAGCGTGGCCTTTTTTATGTCTGACGCCCGGCGTTCGCTGAGCGAACAAAGGAGCAAAAGATGGTTGAGCCTGCAGGTACTACTGGGGCAGCGACAACAGCATTAACCGGTGTGACCGTTGTAGGGCTGTTATCAGGTGTGGATTCCGGTGTGTTGATCGGCGCGTTTGCTGGCGCCGTTATCTTTGTTATGTCTGCGAGTGAATTTTCGTGGCTAAAAAAGATGGTGCTATTTGTGGCCTCCTTGCTGGTGGGGATCCTCGCTGCGCCGTTTGCCGCGGACATCATTACATGGGCGACGCCAGCCGGAATTGAAGCGCATGAACCTGTTGGGGCGCTGGTGGCTTCTGCTATCGCCGTCCGGCTTCTGATGTCAGTCAGCCAAAACCCTACAGGGTTCTTCGACCGATTTCGGCGAGGAGGAAGCGATGCTAAATGATTACCTATTAATCGTTAATGCCGTGACTTGCGCGGTAATTGCAGCTCGCATGTTGCTGTATCGCCGGAATGGGGCGACTCACCGACCCTTTGCGGCGTTCTGTGCCTGGTTGCTGATAGTGGCCAGCGCTTCCGTAACTATTCGTATTCTGACCGGCGATTATCACTATTCGAATTGGTCGGAGACATTAATCAACATGGCGTTCTGTGTGGCGGTGATCGCATCACGTGGCAACGTCATGGCTTTGGCCAAACCTTTCTCGAGATAACCCCATGACAAAAGACCAATTTAAAGAGGCGGCCGGTATTGCTGCCGGATTAGCCACGCGTTGGTTTACGCATCTGGAAGCAACCTTCACCGAATTCGGGATCACTTCCCCGGTAGAGCAGGCGATGTTTATCGCCCAGGTGGGGCATGAATCGGCGGGTTTTAACGCTACCGCAGAATCATTCAATTACAGCGTTGCTGGCCTGCAATCCACGTTCGGTAAACGACTGACGGCAGATCAATGCAAAATGCTGGGGCGTCAGCGAGGGGAAACAGCGGTACCGGAAAATCGTCAGGCGGCGATCGCCAATCTGGTTTACGGTGGCCGCCTGGGTAACAAAGGCCCGAGTGATGGTTGGAAATTTCGCGGGCGCGGGTTAATTCAGATCACCGGCCTGGATAATTACCGAGCCTGTAGCACCGGCGTAAAAACTGATTTGCTGCTGGTGCCTGACCTGTTGGAAAAAGACGAATACGCCATGCGCTCCGCCGGCTGGTTCTGGAACTCTCGGAACTGCGGAAAATATGCGGGTGACGTAGAGCGGGTAACACTGCTGATCAACGGCGGCAAGAATGGGCTGACAGACCGTCAAGAACGATTTGAGCGCGCACGTCAGGCGCTAGCATGAATGGCTGGCTCTTAAAACTGACCCGCGGGGGATTATTGCTCCTGCTGGTGGTGTCGGTCTGCCTCGGTGTTTACAGCTCACTTTTGTCATATCGGTTGGAGCTAGCTCGGCAGCAGGTAGCGGAGCAGAAAAAAACGCTGGCGCAGCAGGCCGAACTGATCGCCACCATGCAGGCACAGGACGCCCGTAACCGCAAGCTGATGGCCGAACAGCAACAGAGAGAGCAGCAACTGCGCCAGCAGGGCGAAATTTACCAGAGGAAATATCAGGATGCGATCAAAAACAACAAATGTGCTGCTGAGCGCATGCCTGATGCTGTTCTTGAGCTCCTGCGCGGAACGGATACCATCACCGCCAGCGCCGATCATCCTGTTGCCCCCTGAATCGGTATTCAAACCTTGCGAGCAGCCAACGCTGCAAGGCGATACATGGGGCGATGCTGGCAGCTATTCGTTGGCATTGAAAACGGCTTTATCAATCTGCGCCGGCCAGGTGGCCACACTCAACCAATGGAGGCAACAAATGCTGAAATAAAACGGACAGACCGCAGGCGAAAGCCAATGCAGCAGTAATGATACTGCCCTGAGTCGTCGAATGGCGAGCCTGTGTAGTGATGGGTCAAGGTTCTTATATCAAAACAAGCTCCGGTAAAGCAGCTCGAACGCCAAACGCGCACCGGTTATTAGCGGCAATGATGCGACAGAGACTCAAGGGCATGAGCGCGGCCACTGCGAGAGTGTGGCGGCATTACAGATGGCATTCACTGAGTGTCATCGATAATGTGTTCAGATAAAATCACCACGTTTAATTTCTTGAGGTGAATTTATGCAATGGTCGACAATTTGGGCCTGTATTTCTGCAATTTTTTCTGTGGCTACGGTAGGTGTTGCTGTTTGGGCGATGTTTCGCTGGAGAAAGCAAGATGAGTTGAGAGTGAAGCTTGATTTTAAAAAAGCTATTGGAGCGTACTCCTACCACCTAACTCAATTACCCAATAAATTGAATGCAGCCCATGTCAGAAGCTCATACTCCCAACGCTGCCAAGAACTAACTGATTTGCTTGGGGCTTGTAATTTTGCTTGGCTAACAACAGAGGGGTTGGTAGAAGAAAATGAAACAGTGGCTGAATGCTGGAATTTCATATTTGAAAACCACCAAAAGTATTTGCTCGGAGAGATAGAAGCCACTGAAATTGGCATGAGGTGTATGGGAATTATGCACGAAAAATTCGTATTCACGTAATGCCTCCAAATAGGGCTAAACAACCAATAACAATGTGACCGCTTACGGGCGGTTTTTTTATTGTCCATCACAGAGCATCTCTTCAGATGCTGCGTAATGCGCAAGCAAAGCCACAGGCGACACCTACCGATCACTCAGATCTTGGTTGCCCGTGGCTTTTTTTATGGAGCACGCTATGTCACAACCGGAAGAAAGCGGCCTTGAGCGCGATTACTGTGCCGGTCAACTTTCTCTCCGAGATATGGCAGAGATATACGGCATCAGTGAAGGGGCCATCAGAAAGCGCGCCAAAAAATACGGCTGGGTTCGCAGTGGAAAAACTGGTACGCAAAAAGGTACGCAGGTACGCAAAAGCGGTACGCAGAAATCGAAAGTGCGTACCACGGAAAAGCCAACAGCCAGCGCCGAAGAGTTGGTATCTGAATCAGGATTAACACCACAGCAAAGCCTTTTCGTAGCGGAATATCTCATTGACCAGAACGCCACTGCTGCGGCTGAGCGCGCCGGCTACAGTGATCCGAATTATGGGCGGCAGCTTCTAACGAATCCTAACGTTAAGCGAGCCATTGAGAGCCAGCTGGTTGCATCCGTATCACGGACTCTAGCCAGTGCCGATGAAGTGTTGGAAAAGATGTGGCAACTAGCCACCTTTGACGCCAACGAGATTTCGCAGTATCGCCACGGCGCCTGCCGTCACTGCTGGGGCTTTGGTCACCACTATCAATGGCGTGACGCTATCGAGCATGAAGAAAAATGCGCAGAGGCGAAAGCCAGGAAGAATCCGGATCCGCCAGACAATGGAGGGTATGGATACGACCACAATAGGGACCCTAATCCAGAGTGCCCACGTTGCAATGGGGATGGAATTGGCCGCGCCTATTTCCCTGACACTCGAAAATTATCGGGCATTGCCCGATTGGCATATTCCGGCACGAAGATAGGCAAGGGCGGGATAGAGATCACCGCCATCAGTCGCGAAAAAATGTTTGAAGCCATCATGCGAAGAATGGGGCTGAACGAAACCGAACTTGCGCAGCGGTTGGTTGAGCTTGAGATACAGAAGCGGCAGACAGAGGCCGAACGTCTACAGCTCGAACTTGCTCGCCAGAAAAAAACTAACGGGGATGACAAGCCGGGCGGGCCTCAAATAATCATTAACCTGGTGAATTCTCCCGATGGCGACTGAACACACGATCACGTTCCTGCCGTTCCATGACGGGCAGAAGAAAATATATCGCTCGCCGGCGAAGCGGAAAGTGGTCCGTGCTGGTCGCCGCTTTGGTAAAACCACCATGTTAGAGCAGGCTGGCGGCAACTGGGCGGCAAAACAGATGCGCGTGGGCTGGTTTGCGCCGTCCTATAAAATCCTGCTGCCCTCGTTTAAGGCCATTCGGGATCTGCTCAAGCCGATCACCACTAGTTCCAGCAAGACGGATTCGATAATCGAAACGATTGGCGGCGGTCAGGTGGAATTCTGGACGCTGGATAACCCGGATGCCGGTCGTTCGCGTAAATATCACAAAGTCATCATCGATGAAGGCAGCCTGGTCAAAAAGGGCATGCGGGATATTTGGGAGCAGGCGATAGAGCCGACGCTGCTCGACTATGACGGCGATGCTGTTATGGCTGGCACACCCAAGGGCGTGGACGATGAAAACTTTTTCTATCAGGCCTGCAACGATAAATCGATGGGTTGGGAAGAGCACCACGCGCCCACGTCGGCGAACCCGACAATTAACCCCGAGGCGCTGGCGCGCATAATCGCAGGCCGTCCGCCGATGGTGGTTCAGCAGGAATACAACGCTGATTTCGTCGATTGGCGTGGGCAGAACTTCTTCAAGATGGACTGGCTTTTGGAGAATGGCGTCCCGGTCGATTACCCGGCAAGTTGCGATACCGTCTATGGCGTTGTCGATTGCGCCCAGAAAGGCCAGCTACAGAACGATGGTTCAGCCTGCATCTGGTTCGCACTTAGCAACTTCCCAACGCCCTGCCTGGTCATTCTTGACTGGGACATTATCCAGATTGACGGGTATTTCTTGAAAGACATAGTGCCGCAGTGGATTGGGAAAGCTAAGCACCTCAGCGAAATATGCCTGGCACGCATGGGCACGGCTGGCCTGTTTATCGAGGATAAAGCCACCGGCATCACGCTATTGCAGCAAGGGGCTAATGAGGGCTGGAACGTTCACCCCATTGACAGCGAATTAACATCGCTGCCCAAAGAATCCCGCGCCATCAATATCTCGGGGTATGTGGCATCGGGGAAAGTACGCATCTCGAAATACGCCTATGACAAACTGGTGGAATACAAGCAGTCGAAGAAAAACCACCTTCTGACGCAAGTGCTCCAGTTCATCATTGGCGAAGATAATCAGGACGATGACCTGTTTGACTGTTTCAACTATGGCGTCGCGCTTGGGCTTGGTAATGGCGACGGCTTCTGACGAGAAAACCAATGAACGAAGATGATTTCGAAATCGGCAGCTGCTCTCATTCAGAGTTGATGGCATTGCTGGACAGCGATGATATCCAGCCAGGATCTACGGCGGGCTATCAGACCTGCAAAACGGTCTACCTCTACCACCCGCTGGGCGGCAAGATGGTGGATCGCCCAATTAAGATGGCGATGAACGAACCGCGCACTGTGCATGTTGCTCAGTCTTATGGCCTTGAGCAGCGCCTGCGCGATGCGTTTGAGCGCGAATGGAAAGCCCTGGGAGCTAACCAGCTCATTGCCAACGCCGCCCGCATTGCCCGAATTTACGGTGTATCAGCGGTTGCGATGCTGGTGGACAACCAGGCGCCCAATGAGTCATTGGACTATCGCACGCTGTACAAGCACAGCGTCAGTTTTAACATTCTTGACCCGCTAAACACCGCTGGCAGCATCGTGCTTAATCAGGATCCAAATGCCCAGGACTTCCAGAAAGTCGAGGGTATTCGGGTGGCCGGAAAGCCATACCACAAATCGCGCTGCGTCGTCGTGCAGAACGAGGACCCGATTTATCTGGCGTACAACCCGGCGGCGTTCGGCTTTACCGGGCGAAGTGTCTACCAGCGTGCGCTATATCCGCTGAAATCCTTCATCCAGACCATGCGTACCGACGATATGGTTGCGGTGAAAGGCGGTTTACTGGTGACGAAAATCAAGGGGCCAAGCTCTGTCGTCAACAACATGATGCAGAAGCTCAGTGGCATTAAGCGAATGATGTTGAAGCGTGGGAAGACGGGGGAAGTTCTCCAGATCGGTGACGCCGATACTGTTGAGTCTATCGACCTGAGTAATCTTAAGGATCCTCTCGACTCTGCCCGTAAGCACATTCTGGAGAACGTGGCCGCCGCTGCTGACATGCCAGCCATCATCCTGAACTCAGAGACTTTTGCTCAAGGGTTTGGCGAGGGTACAGAGGATGCTCGGTCGGTGGCCGTGTACATCGACAACATTCGCGAATGGCTGGACCAGCTTTATGCATTCTTCATTCGTGTTTGCCAGTACCGGGCGTGGAGCATTGAGTTCTTCCAGTCGCTGCGCGCCGACTTCCCAGAGCTGAAAAACACCTACAGCCTGCATTTCTCGATGTGGATAAATAACTTCGAGTACCGCTGGTTGTCCTCTCTCAAGGAGCCGGAGAGCGAGAAGGTGAAGGTAGACGAAACGCGCTTCAAGGCCATCGTCAGCATGCTGGAGGCGATACTGCCGCAACTCACGGCGGACCCAGAGAACCGCGCAACGCTGATCGAGTGGGCGTGTGAAAACGCTAACGCCAACGAGAATCTGTTCCCTCAGCGGCTTAACCTTGATTACGACTCGCTAAAAGATAATCCGCCGCCAGAGCCACCGAAGGCTGAAGAGCCGAGCGGTGGGATGATGCTATGAGGACATTTACAAGAACGGTTCGCGAGGCGGTGAAGTTCTTTCTTCGCAACGGCTACACGTCTCGCGAGGAGCTGGAGCGCTGGCAGAGCATCATCAGGCAGGCTGCCGAGAGTGAAACGGCGGACGATTACCTGGCGATGGTCACGCTGAACCTGACTAAATCGTACGATCTGCAGGTGGGTCGAGCTGGCGCGCTGAAACGTCACCAGGGTATATCCCGGTTTACGCTCAACTACCTAGAGCCAAAACTGAGGACTGAACTTGACAGACGGATCCTGTCCAGCGCTGACCTTATCCAGCTCAACCGCAAAAAAGCTATCGACACAACGTTGTCGCGTTTTAGCGGTTGGGCCAGCAGCATTCCTTCTGCCGATAGCATCGCGCTGTCTGGCATTCAGGGGACGATGCGGGCAACAGCGGATCATATTCAGAAGGCTGCCGAGAAGGTGGACTATGAAGCGCGCCGTGTGATGATCGACCAAAACCGCAAGCTGATAGCCAATATTGATAACGTGATCGCAACGAGCAATAACGCGATTGCGGCGATATGGCACAGCCACTGGCGCAGGCCTGGTTATGACTTCCGCGAAGACCACAAGGAGCGCGATCAGTTGTACTACCTGATCCGCGGGAACTGGGCGCAAAAAAACGGGTATGTGAAAGCCGGTCCTGCCGGGTATCTCGATGAAATCACTCAGCCTGGTGAAGAGGTTTTCTGCCAGTGCTATGTGACCTACATCTACAACATCCGCAGTATTCCTGAATACATGCTGACCCAGAAGGGTCACAAGTTCATGGAGTCAATGAAAGCAGCATAGGGGCATTAAAACGTGGCTATTTTTGGCAGCGGGATAATGTTCCGTCAGGGTAAGTTCGTCTTCCTGATCCAGCGCTCTGATGATGGAACGTGGTGTCAACCTGGCGGCACGGTCGAACCGGGCGAGCTCGCTATTGATGCTGCGCGCCGCGAAGTGCTGGAGGAAGTGGGGTATCAGTACGATGGCCCACTGAATCCGCACAGCGTCTACGGTGATTACCTGACGTTTCGCGCTGAGGTGCCGGAACAGTTCGAAGCGAAGCTGAACGACGAATCGCTGGCCGCCGGTTGGTTCCATATTGACGATTTGCCTAAACCGCTTCATCAGCCTTTTGCTGAGATGCTGGCACAGCAGGCGCTCAATGAAACCGAAGTGGCCACGCTCATCGCTGATGGGACATTAAGCAGCCCGCAATACTTTATCAACATGTGGATGTTCGCCATCCGGGTGACCGGAACAGGGGTTACCTGGCGCTCTGCAGATCAACAGATGGCCTTCCGTAACCCGGATGACTATCTCACCCCTGAGTTTCTCCAACGCGTTGCCGGTGTACCGCTCATCTGGCTGCACCCGGAGAAAAACAAGCTCGATAGCGATGAATTTGCGAAGCGTGTTATTGGCACCCTGACGAACAGTTGGGTTGCTGATAATGGCGAGGTCTGGGCTATTGCCCGGGTGTATGACGTCGAAGCCGCCGGAATTATGGCGACCAGGCAGTTAAGCACCTCGCCAACCGTCACGTATAGCGAAATGCAGGACTCAATCATCAAAATCGACGGTCAGCCTCTATTGGTGGAAGGTTCCCCGGTATTGCTCGACCACGTTGCAATTTGTGAACAGGGGGTATGGGACAAGCTCCTATCCCCTACTGGTGTTAAATCTGATTCCATTCCAAATGAGGCTGAAAAGATGGACGAGGAAAAAATCGTAGCGCTTATCAACAAAGCGATCGATGCCCGCATGGCAAAAGCTGATTCTGAGGCAAAAGAGGCCAAGGAAAAAGCGGATGCAGAAGAAGCAGCCAAGAAAGAAAAGGCTGATGCAGAGGAGAAAACGGCAGAAGAGGCGAAAGCCAAAGCTGACGCGGAAGAGAAGGCCGCCAAGGAAAAATCTGACGCGGAGGCCAAAGAGAAAGCTGATGCTGAAGCTGCAGAAGAAAAGGCGGCAAAAGAAAAAGCAGACTCTGAACTTCGCCAACAAATCGCAGACCTTAAAACGCGTATACCTTCCGAACTTAGCGACGAAGAGCGTAACGAAGTTGCTGATGCCCAGGTAAAAGCCGATAGCGTTTTCTCCAGTTTCGGTAAACGCGCCCCGGTCCCGCTGTCTGGCGAAAAGCCGCTGGCATACCGTCGCCGTCTGATGATCCAATTGCAGGAACATTCGCCGGACTTTAAGACCGTCGACCTGTCGTCAATCGCTGATTCCGCGCTGCTTGGGTTTGCTGAAAAGCAGATTTATGCCGACGCGCAAAAATCGGCAAGCTTGTCTGTAGGCCCTGGCATGTTGCGTGAAATCAAACGCGCTGATGCAACAGGCCGCCAGATCAGCACATTCGAAGGCGATCCTGCTGCTACCTGGGCTCCGTTCCAGTCAGGTAAACGTCAGGTCACCAGTTTCAACAACCAGGCTTAACGGGAGCTCTAAAGCATGGCTAATTTATCTCTTAATCCGATGGCAACCACGAATGCGCTGGGTTCCTTCGGTGTGCAGTCCGACGGTTATGTTCAGGGCATTGCTCTGGATGACCCGGCTAACCGCTTTAATCTGGCCGCGGGTACCGTGGCGGCAACTGAAACTAAACCGCTCTGGGGCGGTCTGCCGGTGGCTGAACTTCTGTCAGGCACGCAGTCTAGTCCGCGTGGTTCATACATCCGCCGTGCAGCGTCTGTCGCTGAGCTGGAAGGTTTCACCGTATTCAACCAGGCGCACAACGGCCTGACCACTCCGCAGTCACCGGTGCCACTGTACGCATCCGGTATGAGCGTTTCGTACTATCGCCTCGGCTCAAACATGCGCGTTCCGCTGAAAGCGTCTGCGCAGGTTGTTGCGCTGGGCACCAGTGGCGCATCCGTTAAAACGGCATTGGCCTGGGACTTCGTCAACAACCAGATCACCACCGCGGCTGCGGCCGGTTTTGCTGGTGCTGATATTGCGACTACCGCTGTGACCTATGCCGCGGGTGTGGCAACGGCCACCACCGCATCAGCTCACGGCCTGAGCGCTGGTCAGTACGTGAAAATCAACGACGTTGTGCCGGCAGCGTACAACGGTACCGTTGTTGTGCTTTCCGTTACGAACTCAACCACCTTCACCTATGCCACAGCAACAGCACCGGGAGGCCCGGCTACTACGCAAGGCACTATAGGCGCAGTAACACCTTCCGACATCACGCTGCCGGTAAAAGTGATCGCCATCGAATCAGGAAATTCAAAGACTGTCAGCTATGACAGCGCGACGGGTTTCCTGACCTGGAATAACACCGACAGCTGCGCGCTGGTCTTACTTTAATCGGGAGCTGAATTAAATGGCTGCAATTACCCCCAGCTACACCATCGTCAATCCGTCGTATATCGCGCCGGAGATGATCATTGGTTATCAGCAGGCGTCTGGTGCTTTTGAAACCATCGCCAGCGGTAACCCGCAAGTTCGCCTCGGCGTTGGCGACCAGTACGTCTACATGCGCCGACTGGATATCCGTACCCAATCCACCTCCAGCCAGTCTGGAAACGGCAACCAGCTGCCAAGCGTGGCAATGGATGCGAAGATGATTTCCACCCCAACTTATCTGTTCCGCTGCCGTGGTATCTACGATCACCACGACATGGCAGCGGCTGGTAACTGGAACTTTGCTCTGCCGGAGGCCCAGCGCCTCGGTATGCGCCAAGGTATCTTCCAGCAGCTCCGCTCTGCTTTGTTGTACGGTATGAACCCCGCCGGTGGTGAGGGGCTACTGAATACCGCGGGTGCGACCACCGAGTCTCTGCCGCCGGACAGCAACAACAACGCCACCGTGCTGACTTATGATCACGGTCAGATGGCTGTGTATCTGCTGGGCCATGTTCAGGCTGCAATGACCCGCACCATGCAGTTAGGTCGCCAGCAGCGTGTCGTTATCCTTGGTCCTCAGCGTATTTTGGGCGCAATGGAGATTCAGCAGATCGTTCAGCTGACTTCTTACCAGCGTCCTGGCGGCGGTACCGATACCGTTGGCGGCACGGTGAAAGAGGTTCTGAAGGGCGCAAACATCCAGGTTGACTGGGTGTATGACGACACCCTGATCGGTGCAGGCGCAGGTGGTACTGATGCTGTGGTTATCACCATCCCGGAAGTCGAGGTGCCAATGGTTAACTCGACTGTTAATACCAACGAATTCGCCAAGTTGACCCCGTCTCTTGCTGCGAACGCCCTGATGTTCTGCGACATGGCCGCGCCTCGTGAAATCCCGACGCCGATTGCTGGTGGCGCGATTGATGTTCTGTCCGAAATGCGTTCTACCGCAGGCTGGGCAGTGCGTCCGGAAGCCATCACCATCTTGTCGATGGCGTACAGCGCCTGATCCATTCTTGTAGTGATTAAGCCTCTGTCGGGGAAACTCTGCAGGGGCTTTTTTATGAGGTAACCAATGAAACTCTTTATCGCTAACACCACCAAACAACGCCAGATTTTTGCTTACCGCAAACTTGAGACCGGTCGGCTTGTCCAGATCCCGATTAACCACGGAGACCAGATGATGGTGCTCGACGGTTCCACTGACGAGGTGGAATCAGTTATTCAGCATCACCAGATGTATGGACTGATCGACTCGACGAAAATCGACCAAAGCCAGGCATTTGTCGGGCTTTGCTACAGCATCAATAAGCCAGTTTCAGCGTCGGTTATCGAAAAGACCATCCGCGATAACGATATCCATCTGACACGTGGTGCGCACAACCGTCGCCAGGCATCCGTGGCTGCGCTCGACAGCTCGTTGCGCGATAGCGGCACCGGCTATTCCGGTGAGATGGAAGTCAGCGCAGAGCAGGCGAAAGGCCGCGATGACAACGAAGACGCAGATGTGGTTAACGAAACCATCGTGACTGAAAAATCCGGGAGCAAGAAAAAATGACGACGAGCCTGTCGGGATTTATTGAATTCATTCGAACTGACATGAAGGTAACTGCTGAGCAGGTTCCCGACGACTCTCCATCATTTTCCCTGGCTTATGGCGGCGCGGTCGAATGGGTTAACCAGGATATCGCGTGCGTCATGCCGAACCTCTATACCGTGGCTGTTTACAACCTCGGGGCGTCGTTCCTGGTCAATTACGGCACTGAGTCGGTGTTTTCTGATTTCAGGAAAGAATATGGGTTGAATGATTTCAAAGCTGGCGTGATTACCGGAGCCGGAGACAACGCAACCAGTGCGCAGCGTCTGGTTCCTGACTTCTTCAAAGATTTGTCACTTGCTGACCTTCAAATGCTTCAGGACCCTTGGGGGCGTCGCTACCTGATGATTGCCCAGCAATTTGGCAGCCTGTGGGGGTTGTCATGATCACCTTCCATCTGGGTGTTATCGATATTCCTTACGGGGATGAGAACACCACAACCGGCGACGTTGCTGAATATCTGGAAGAAAAATACCAGATTATGCAGACCTTCTTCGATAGGTATGGCAATGACATTGCCGAGCTGATGAGTAAAGACCTCGCCGCAAATCTTGAAAATATGTTGGCTGGCGCACCGCCATCAAGAGATCCGCTTGCAGAATCCATGTCGCGGATCCACGACTTGTTTGTGGCCTTTCTGGATAACGACGAGATGAACGGTATGCAGGGCGTCCCAACCCGACGCGCGCTGCTTGGCATCTCGAAGCGCTTCAAAAACAAGAAAGGCGATCCGCGAGCATCATTTATCGATACAGGAAATTATCAGGCAGCCATGCGCGCCTGGGTAAGCGGGGTGTTAAATGCCTTCCCTGAGTGAACTGCAGCAGAATGCGAAAACCGAGCTTAACGCCACACTGACGCAGGGGCTTGACGACCTGAGTCGCTTTCAGGTGGTCACTTTCACGAAGTACATCAGGAAAGTACTTCCGCTGGATGGTTTCGTGTTTTGGGTAAAGGCGTCGATTATTACCGATGATCCGGACAGTGAACCGGATACCAAGGACGTGAAAGGGTATCTGCACCTGACGACAGAGAGCATTCAGGATGAGGAGCAGCTCTACGACAAAAACGTGGTGACGTTTACCGCGCAGGCCGATATCGATCCCTTCAATGATATTGGCTCTGAGGTGCTCTACATCGGTGAGTTTTACGGCATCCGGTTTGCGTTTTCCCGCCGTTCCGGATTGAACGAACCCGCCAATATTTACCACTACACCGGGCACGCCATTTACCCGCACATGATGTCGCAGATCATCAACTCGCCGGACGATATCGATCTGGCGGATGTGGTGGTCTCCAGTTCGCTGCCGATCTGGCTGTCATTGAACCAGTACATGCCGATGTTTCCGGCCATGCTGTCATTGCAGAACCTGGTCCCGCCGTATGCCACGGTGAAATGCAGCGACCCGGTACCGGTCGCCGGCGCTTTTTACCTGGATGAAAAATCCAACCAGTACCAGCTGGTTTCCGAGGATGTGACGATCTCGGTAACCGGCCTGCGCAATGCATCCGTAGAGGATTTTCTCCGCTACGTCCAGCAATACACGCTCAGCGATGATGCCGAGATGGGCGTGATGAATATTCCCGTGGTGCAGGATGAGCGCGTGACGCAAAACGAGCTCAACATCATCGCCATGCGGAAGAAGATTAAATTTCGCGTCAATTACTATCAGCAGCGGATGAGGAATGTCGCCCGCCAGTTGATCATGTCTGCCATCCCGTCCATTTATGTGGAGAAATAATTAAATGGCCATTGTGAATATTAATGTATCGGTCACCAACCCACCGAAGCCGGCCCAGCTGCTGAAATCTGGCGCGCTGGTCTCTGTCGGGGGGACGACGTTGGCACCAGGCAGTTATGAGTTGTTGACGTCAAAAGATGACCTGAAAACGATTGTCGCTTCGGCGAAAACGATGACGGCAATCGCCTGGGCGGCAAATATCGTTACGGTGACGCTATCCGAAGCGCATGGCTGGGCCAACGGGGATAAGGTGCCTGTGGTGATTTCCGGTGCGGCACCTGAGGGGTACAACGGTGCGCATACCGCCACGGTGACCGGTGACAAGGCGTTTACCTATGCGCTGAGCACAGATCCGGGTACCGCAACAACGATGGGGACCGTGCTTTCGGTGGCGGCCGGTGAAATCCAGCAGATGAATACTACCTACTGGGCGCAGGGAACCAGCCGAGCGGTTTATGTGTTGGAATTGGGCGAAATGAGTGCATCGGCGGCTGTCACGGCATTAAGCAAGTTTATCGACGAAGATATTTCGCTGGGTAACACCTATCAAAAATTCTTCTCCTACCTTGTTCCCCGCGAATGGGACGAAGAGGCCTCGTTCAAGACGCTGGCGAACAGCTACACCTCGCCCGGTGCGCTGGTGAAGTTTTTTGTCACCACCACCATTGCCACCTATGAAGCGTGGGCGTCGGGGAAATACCCGAATGTTTTCGCCGGCGTTGAAGCTCCAGGCATTGGCGCCACCGAGTTCTCTATGGCGGCACCGTTCCAGTCTTCGCTGGCCAACGATCCCAGCTCGTCGAATATGGTGCCGCCGATGGCGTTCCGCTTCATGTATGGCGTGACGGATTATCCGCCTTCAGGGAACGGCAAGTTGCTGAAAGCCCTGCAGGACAGCAACATCAACTACATCGGCACGGCTGCCGAGGGTGGTTTAAGCAACAAGATGCTGGTCGCCGGCCATATGCTGGATGGCATGCCGTTCAACTACTGGTATGCAGTGGCCTGGTGCGCTATCAATCTGGAGATGGATCTGGCCAATGAGATCATTAACGGCTCTAACACCACCGTCAATCCGCTCTACTACGAGCAGAACGGCATCGACCGCTTGCAGCGCCGCGGATTAAAAACGCTGCGTTCTGGCATCAGCTACGGGCTGATCCTCGGTCAGGTGATCGACACGAAACTCAACCAGGATGCCTTTAACGAACAATACGAAAAAGGTGCCTATGCCGGCAGCGCGGTGATCAACGCCGTACCGTTTGCCAACTACACCAGCCTGAATCAATCCGATTACGCCGATGGGAAATACAGCGGCCTGAGTGCGGTTGTCACGCCGAAACGCGGCTTTGAGTCCATTACCTTCAACCTCAACGTAACCAATTTTGTGGGGGCGTAATAAATGCCAAATCCATTAGTTCCGCAGGGATTCCTTAACCGCGTTCGGGGCGCGGTCAGTATTACCGACAATCCGGCGCTAAACGTCACGGCGTCATTCCTGGGCAAAGAGGGGATCAGCATGCGGCCGGATACCGTCGCCACTGACATTATCCCCACGATGACCGGTACCGTGGGCAGCCAGGCACCTTACCAGCAGGTGACCTTGACGGTACATTTGCTGAAAACGCAGGGGCTTGCTGCCAGTTATCAGCGGCAATTTGCCTCCGATACCGCATTGGGGGAGGTGGTGGTTACACCGGATGCGACCACCTTCGGCAACTACACCATCCTGAACTGCTACCTGGTGAATTTTAACGAAATCACCCTCAACGGTACGGATGCCGGCTTTGTTGCGACAATTTCCGGCTACCTCACCACCAACGACAAGATGTGGGATTGATGGGTATGAAAATTGATAAAAAACTGAATTTCGTCAGCACGATCACGCGCGACGACGGATCGCTGGTCTACCTGCACGTTGTGCCGTTCCCGTATGAAGTGGTGCAGGAAAACTGCGTGATGCTGGGGAATATGTTCCATAACTTCTTCACCTCTGTGGGGGCGACGGGCGCGCCGCGTGTGGCCGCGATGATGCTGCGTAATATTCTCAAGGCACGGCAGGATACTGGGGGCGTCCCGGCGGGTGAACCGACCCTCGTTGACGACATTCAACGACTGACGACAGTAATTTTCAATGATAACGGCGTATGGCGTCCTGTGCCGCTTGAAACGGCATTTAAGCAGGCGGTTATTTCTCCGGACGAATACCGTGAAGTTGAGGGCGAAGTGGTGTTTTTTATGGTCGCCTCTGCCATTCAGAAAGCCAACTTGATAGCGGGGACTGTGGGGAAAGCGCTCGATATGTACAGTGGGCAACTCGTCTCATTGAGTGCTACGGCGTTTCGCGATTCTTTACCGACGTCGAAAACGGATACCGATACCCCGACCCCGCCAGCCCCGCAGGAACTGTCGTACATTCCCTCCTGACCTGGGCCTCCTGTGAGGGGTTCAGCGAACTCTGTCGGGAATTGGATTGCGGCAACTACAAAAGCCCGCTCCATTTCCGGCAGCGGTTCATTCTGGAAGAAATAAGACAGAAGGGCTATTTCAATGGCAGCTAAATCCGTTGTTGAAATTGATGTTCAGGACGAGAAGTTTCAGGCGTTCCTCGAAAAATTCAATGAGTACCAGAAAGCGCTTGAAGGTCTGCCTGAGCAATGGCGCGGCGCAGCTCAGGGCATCGGGGATTCTGCCAAACAGACTGAGAAGGTGCTGGGAAGCACGGAGGCGATCACCCAGTCGTTCAATGAAGGGGTGGCAGCCATCGCCTCTGTCAATGATGGCCTTGACCGTTTGAATGGAAACCTTGAGAAAGCCAATAAAACGCAGTCTGAATTTAACAAAAAAAATCGTGGTGCCAGTAAATTCCTGAGTAAAGCCAGCAAGGATGCCAAAGAGCTGGCCGGCCACATTAAAAACGCCACAACGAGTTTGCTCTCGTGGGGGACTGTGCTGGGGCTGTTTTCTGGGTTGGCCGGGGCCGGTGGCTTGTGGGGGATGAATCGCCTGGCTGGTTCGGCTTCTGCGCAGCGGTTCACTGCAATGGGGTTAGGTACTACCGCCGGAGGCCTTAACTCCAGCGCGGTGAACTACCAGAAGGTGCTCGGCAACCCTGTCGGCACCTTGGGTGCCATTCGTGACAGCCAACTGGACCTGAGCAAGCGCTGGCAGTTTAAGGCGATGGGGATTGATAACCCCGATCAGGATCCGGCGAAACTGTTGCCGCAGATGATCAAAAGCGCACGCGATATTTTTGTGCGCAATGGTAGCTCGCAGCAGGGAGCCGAGGCCTACGGCCTAACCAACTACTTCACACTTGACGATCTCAACCGCTTTAAAAAAATGAGCGATGCTGAAATCGACGCGATGACGAAGCAGGCCCAGAAAGACACACAACGCCTGCAGGTGACCGACCAGCAACTGAAACAATGGCAGGATTTTAATATTCAGTTGGATCGCAGCAAGGTCAGTATTGAAAACACCTTTATTCGTGGGCTTGCGCCATTGGCTCCCGAGTTAGGAAAGCTGTCAGATGCATTTTCAGAGGCAGTGGATACCGTCCTTAAATCACCTGAACTGGGTAAATGGCTTGATGGACTGGCAGATGGTATCCGACGGTTCGGTAACTACCTGGTATCCCCGGATTTCAAAAGTGACGTTGAGTCGTTTATGACCGGTGTTGAAAGGCTGGCGCGGGTTATTGGCAAGGTGATCGATTGGGTTACCGGAAAAACCGACATTACATTGGATGATGTTAAGTCCAACTCGACAATTCTCAGTGATGAGAAGCAGATCAATCCGCAGACAGGGGAGAGTTATACGCCGGGCAGCGATGATGATCCTCGCGTGTGGGGATGGTTGAAAGGGGCAAAGGGATTTTTCTCCAGTGATGGCAGTTCCTCCGGTAGTGATGGAAATCAGCCTTGGTGGAAATTACGCGCCGGCAATGATGGCATTTTAAACAATAAATGGAATCAACCTGAGCAACATGCTCAATCAGGTAATAGGCGATCATCAGCCGCGGTACCGTCTGATTACGATGGGTATTTTGAAGAGGCAGCCAAAAAATACGGATTAGATCCCAAGTTGCTTAAAGCTGTAACGGGTGCAGAGTCATCATGGAATACACATGCTGTCAGCAAAGCGGGCGCGCAAGGCTTGATGCAGGTGATGCCCTTCAACTTTAAACCAGGTGAGGATCCTTACAACCCCCGCGACAATATTATGGCCGGTGCCAGGGTAATGAAGTGGGCGAAAAATCAGGCTGGCGGTGATGTTGAAGAAATGCTGCGCTGGTATAACGGCGGCAAGAATCGCGGCAGCAAGGAGAATCGTGAATACCCAGGACGGGTTCGAGAGCAGTTCATAAAGCTCTACGGATCAGGCGCGCCGGGATCTACACAAAGCAATCCGCAGCAGCAACTCACTCAGCAGTCTTCTAGCAAAACCGACCAGATATTACAGCAAATCTTGGATAACCAGCGCAGGGGCGGCAGCTCGGGTGTGGTTGTGTACAACAACACCGGCGGCAGCGCGATTGTCTCGAGCACGCAACTCGGAGGATTTGGTTAATGGCATTTACCCGCGAACTTTACAAATTGGGGTTTGAAATCTCACCGGTGATCCTTTGCGACGGGGTTGCGCAGAGTATCCCCGGAGGGATGCTGCCGATCGTTGCGCTGACACAGAGCGCCAGTTTTGTCAGCAACCTGATGGGCGGCGCGGTAAATTTGACTGACCTGGATAAATATTTCTGCCACTGGCGCGCCGCACAGGGTTCCAGCATGGTGGATTACGATATCGGTCGCTACCCCTTTGCTAATCAGGCTGTCGCCGCTAACGCACTGCTGGCGCAACCGTTGCGCATTCCCATGCTGATGGATGCACCGGTGAATGAAAACACCGGCGCGTTGACAAAGCTGGTCACGCTCAGCGCATTGCAGGCCGTCCTGCAGGCGCACGCCAACCTTGGCGGCACGTTTGTTGTGGCCACGCCGTCGCTGATTTATAGCGGCTGCATCCTGCGCACCGTTCGAGACGTCACGGGGTCGAATGATCCGCTACCGCAGCGTCAATGGTTGTGGGACTTTGAACAGCCGCTGATTACCGAAACCGGCGCGGAGCAGGCGATTAATAGCTATTTGAGCAAGATTGATAATGGCGATAAAACTACGGAAAGCGCCTGGACCAATACGGTTTCCGCGCTCGGGAATACTTCGTTGGGCAGCAGCGTATCGGATGCGGTAACCGGGCTTATCGGTAAATTAAGCGGGGCGTTTAATTTATGAGCACAACACTTTATCCGTTTTCCGGGAATGAGCAGAAAAGCATGATTTTTACGCCAATGCTTGACGGTGAGGTATACAACTGCCAGACCAAATGGAATATTGCCGCGCAACGCTGGTATCTCAATATTACGGACAACTCAGGGAATCGCCTATTAACCATGCCGATGATCGATTCGCCGATGGGGTACGACATTAACTTGCTTATCGGGGCATTCACCGCCACGACAATGGTGTGGCGATACTCCTCGGGGCAAATAGAGGTAATCAACTGATGCGGTATTACGATATTCAGATATTTACCCCACCTGATAAAGACGGTAATCCCGGAAAACTCTTCAAGCAATATTCCAGTCTGAAAAATGGTGTCTTTAATCCCGGTAATTTAATGATTGAATTTGATATTCAACGCTTTGGGGAATCTACGCCGAAGGGGCAAAGTCAGATTACTATTTGGGGGATCGGACCGAAGGACATGCAGCAAGCCAGGCAAAACATGTTTGGCATGACGATAAAAATGTGGGTGGGCATGTCCAAGGGATTGCCGTTGGCGAAGCCTGCTCAGCAAGGACTGGTATTGGAGGGGACGGTGTGGCAGGTGCTGGGGAACTGGCAAGGTACCGAATTACGGACGGATCTCATTGTCACTGCGGGAGCCGTATCGGCGGTGAACCCAGCCCCTTTAGCGCCGATCAATTTAACGCTTCCGTGGAATAAGGGAATAAAGCTTTCTGTTGCGTTGACGCAATGCTTTCAGAACATGGGTGGAGATTACCGTTTCTCGATAAGCATCAGTGACCGCCTGGTGAATAACTACGACAGCAGCATGTTTTGCGGCAGCCTCTCAGAACTGGCGACGAAATTAAAATCGCTGAGCAGAAATATTATCAGGGACGATAAATATTCAGGTGTCGAAATAACGGTAGTGAATGGTAAGGAGATCCGCGTTTTCGATAATGATTTTGAAAGCCATATCGACAAGGACGCGAAAAAAAGCGCCAGTTACCGCAACAAAAATCCGGTCCAGATAGCGTTTACCGACTTGATCGGTCAACCAACGTGGGTGCAATTCGGCACGGTCAGTATTCCTTGCGTCATGCGCAGCGACATTCAAGTGGGGGATTATATCCGAATGCCTAAGGATTCTCGGCCGATGCTACAGGCTTCATCCTATTCCCAATTCCGAGATGACGCCGCCTTTACCGGTGACTTTCTGGTTTCTTCTGTGCGGCTCCTTGGCAACAGTCGACAGCCGGACGCTAACAGTTGGGTGACGGTGCTTGAGGCCCATCCGACAGGGGGAATGGCTGCAACATGAGTATTGAAAAAAAGCAGAGTTTCGCCGGCAACATGCATCGGTTCGCCGACCAAAAAATCGCGGACGCCATGCAGATGGCCGGCAAGGTGCTGCCGGCCTCGGTGGTCAGCAGAGCGGGGAATATGGTTACGGTGTCCTTCCTGCTGCGCGATATTCCTTTCATGTTGCCGCAGGTAACCCTCCCTTTATTTGGGCCGCAGTATATCCGCTATCCCATGCAGCCTGGGGACCGGGGGATCGTCATCCCAGCAGATACCTATCTGGGCGGTGCCAGCGGACAGGGTGGCGGCACCGCCGACCTCACGCCGCCGGCTAATCTCAGCGCGCTAGTGTTTTTGCCGATCAGTCACACGGAATGGGAGAACGTCGACGGGCAAGTGCTCACGTTGTATGGCCCGGAAGGCGTCACGATACGCGATGCCGGCAGCAAGACGACGTTCCTGCTAACGCCGGAGAGCATCACGATTGCCACACCTGATCAGTTCAAGGTCACGGTGGGCAGTACTGTGCTGACGCTGACAAATGGCTCATGGTCGCTGACCGGGCAGAGCGGAACCCTGGCGGATGGGCAGGCCAGTACCAGCCCGGCCATTATGCATGAAGGCTGGCAGCAGTTGCTTGCCTGGGTGAATTCCCATCAGCACAGTAACGGCAACGATGGGCAAGACACCGGAGGGCCGACAACACGTTTCGATGGGAGTATCACCGAATGAGATCTTACGGGCAGGATGAATCCGGCAAATGGGTCACGATCACGACCGACGCAAATGGTTTCAACGACGCGATTTATCTCACTACGCTGGTGCAAAATCTCAAGCTTGCACCGCAAGAATCGCCGTTCTTTGCGAACCATGGCATTCCGGCTAACGGCTCGGTGATCCAGCAGATTATCCCCACATTTTACGTGAACAGGCTACAGCAGCAGTTCAGTGGCTATTTTTCCTCTCTCCAGATTGCACTTACCGAGGTTGATCCTCCGGTTTACGACATTTCGGTTATCACCAACTCGGGTTCGAAAATAGTGGCGAAGGTGTATGTATGAGTGATTTACCCGTTATTTATGATATTACCGGCCCCGTCGCAAAAACGGCGGAAGAGCTGCGGCAGCAGGTTATAGAAACGGCGACGCGGCTTTCACCAGGGATCACGACCGATTTACCGGGCTCATTGATTGAAGACATGGTCAGCACCAGCGTTGGTGCGCTGCTGGTTTGCGACCAGGCGCGGGTTGATTTGATTAACTCATGCAGTCCTTACGGTGCGAACGTTCACCTGCTGAAGCAACAGGGGGCCATCTACGGCGTGCCGCAAGGTGAAGGCACGAACACGTCGGTGTATGTCGTATTTTCAGGGCCGCCCGGTTTTGGCATACCGAAGGGGTTTACCGTAGGGGATGGTACCTATTTGTATACCGTCAGACGGGACACGGTGATCCCCGCCAGCGGTCAGACCGAGCCTGTGTACTGTCTGGCTACGACTGGAGGGATATGGGCGGTGCCGGCAGGGACGGTTAACCAGGTGAAAACCTCTGTGCCGGAATCTTACCAGGTGACCTGTACCAACCTGACCGCCGGCTTACCGGGAACAGACGAGCAAAGCCTGGCATCGTATCGCGGGCAGGTGATGCGCTCCGGTATGTTTGGGGTGCAAGGCACGCCGGATTGCTACCGATCATCCCTGCAAAAAGTAGCTGGCGTACAGGAAAACCTGATTTCGTTCCGCCAGGCGACGCTCGGAAAATGGGTTGCCGTCGTCGGTGGCGGGGATCCTTACGAAGTTGCCTATGCGATTTATAAAGCTGTACCGGATATTTCCATTTTAACCAACGATGTATCGAATCCATCGGGTGCAGAAGTGGAAAAGAAAACCATACCGGTAACGGTCTACCCCGACGTCTACCAACTGCCTTTCGTGGTGCCATCGTCGCAAAATGTGGTGGTGCTGATCACCTGGAACTCAGCGTCGACGACCTACATCGATCCGGCCGGTGTTGCAAAAGCGGTGCAGCAGAATATCGCCGATTACGTTAACGCTATCGCCGTTGGCCAGCCGATAAACATTTTCCAGATACAGGACATTTTTCTGAAATCGGTTGAGGGACTCGTTGCCGCGTCGCTGCTGTCCATGATCCAGGTGCAAATCGGGATCAACGGCGCAATTAAACCACCGGCACCGGAGTCAAGCCTGGTTTATGGCGACACCTACGCCTATTTCTCCACCTCGGCGGCGCAAATACAGGTGAAGCAATATGCAAGCTCTAATTGAGAAAATCATTCCTGCTTATCCGTATACGCAATATAACGCCGACCCCAACATTGTCGCGTTCTTCACCGCCTATAACGCGTTGGCGCAGGGGTATCTTGACTATCTCAATGCGCTTAATTTGCCGTGCTGGACTTCTCCCTCCATCACGGGGGATCTGCTGGACTGGATAGCGCTCGGCATTTACGGGGAAGGGCGGCCATTACTGCAAATATCTGAGGATGCGATCGCTCGTGGTGCCTACAACACCATCGAGTACAACGCCATTCCGTATGCCGGCCTGAAAAATTACGTACCGGGCTCGGCGTCATACGTGCCCGATGATTATTTTAAACGGATCCTGACCTGGAATTTTTATAAAGGTGACGGCTCGCACTTTTGTATCGACTGGCTCAAGCGCCGCCTGGCGCGATTTATTCATGGCACGAATGGCATCGATCCGCCGTTGCAAAGCACCTTCGATATCAGCGTAACGGTCAATAACGGCGTGTTCACTATCACGATCCCCGATTATGGCGATGGCGTTGGCTATTTCCTGAAAGATGCGATCAGCCAGTCTCTGGTCAAGCTCCCCTTTGTTTATACCTACTCTGTAACGGTGGTTGAACCATGATTATTGGATTTGGAAACAACGTCGTGTCGTCGTTGGCAGCAGATATTACGGCGACCCAGACCACGATACAGGTGATGCCTGGCGCAGGCGCGTTGTTCGCCGGTCTGCTCACTTACGATTATGCCAACGACTCAAACCTCCTCAAGACCTACGCGAAAATCACATTGACGGATGCGAAAGAAACCGTGTTCGAAGTTTGCCACCTTACTGCCGTCAACAACGATATGCTGACAGTTGTGCGTGGCCAGGAGGGTACCGCGGCTAAAGGCTGGTCCCTGAACGATGTGATCGCCAACTTTGCGACAAGGGGTTCAGAAAATCAGTTCGTGCAGATAGAGCAACTGCAAAGTGGCCATTACACGTCGGCGGTGGCCGGCGGTACGGCGAACGGGTTAACGCTGGCGCTGCCGGCGACATTTTTCCTGAATGGATCGACGGACTGGGCATTAAAAACGCCGCTCCTCATTTACCCTATCCTGAACAATACCGGTGCCAGCACACTGCAGTTGACTATGGGCGGCCGCGTAATGGGGACTTATCCGCTGGTGAAGGGCAGCAACACGGCATTACGTGTGGGGGATATCGTTGCAAAAAATCCTTTCCTGGTGGTGTTCAATGCTGATCAGGGGCGATTCGTTGTGCTAAACCCAACAACAAATGTTGGGGCGGTTTTGACTGTTAATTCACATACCCCAGATGCAGCAGGAAACGTAAAACTGGGCACGGCTGCTGATGCCGATATTGGGACTTCTACGGGCAATGTGATAGGGGTGGGCGGCTTTGGCTTGGCTCCCTCCCTGACTTCGCTGTCTGGTGTTGACCTAAATACGCTGAGTACATTCGGTTTCTATGTTGTTCGAGACTCTACTAATACCCCATTAAATGATTCAAGTGTTTGGTTTTTATCAGTTCGAACATGGGACTCAAAATCGGCGGGCGATCCGTTTCGAATTGTTCAAATTGCAGAGGGTTATGGTACTTCCGGAACGCTGAAAAACAGAACATTTCACCGCACATACTCTGGTAACGCGGCTGGGTGGTCTACATGGGTAGAGTTCTACTCAGAGGCCCATAAACCCACTGCCGCTGATATAAATTCCTATACAAAACAAGAGGCAGATGGTCGTTTTATTTATAAGACTGGCGACACGATAAATTGGCTAACAGTCACGGATGGGTTAGACACAGGAAATGATGTAACTGTTGGTAGAACGCTCTACATTAAAGGCCTGGATTTTATTGTGAAGCAGGGGTTACAGGACCCCGTGAATAACTATCGGCAAACTAACGGCATGCGGATTCAAGGCGCAGGAAATTTGTTTGTTGATATATATCAGGCTGAGCGCATTGGCCAGCACCACTTCTTAGGTATTCACGTCGCAAATGGTGGTGCGGATGGCTGGTATGAATTTAGTAATGATGGCTCATTCAGTGCCGGGGCTACTGTATGCGCTGGGGGAGGCAGTGGAGGTAAACTTTATCAAGATGGGAATCTTTCTGGCTCCATTTGGGGAGGGTATCTCAGTAACTGGCTGAATCAAAATATTTCTAACGCACAAAACAACGCGCAAAACTGGGCCTATCAGAACCTTGTGCAAAACGTCAGGCTTACCGGACGAATCAACCAGCCTGATACCGGCGGCCAGGTCAGGGCTCCTGATGGTTGTGTGTTTACCGGTATGTCAGGTGCTAACTATGATCCGTCTATTTGGGGCTCATATTCATATGTTCAAGTTTTAATTAATGGCTCTTGGCGGAATATAGGAACTTCTTAATTATGGTTAATTACAGAAACTTCACGACATACAAACCGGAATTTAAAGCCAGCGAAGAAGAGGACGCGGAATACAGGCCGGACATTCTTTATGCCCGCGATGAAACCGGGCGCGATTGGTACGATTGCCAGGCCGATTTTAGCGACGAAACGTTGAAGGTTATGTATGACGACAAGGGTGTTATCGTCTGCATGTCTATAGACGTTACAGCAATTTTCCCTCCGGGGTTCTCAGTGGCCGAGGTGGCGATAAGCGAGGTACCGCCGGAAGCGTGTAACGATATGACATGGGCATACCGCGATGGAAAGGTTGTTAAGCGCGTATACAGCCAGACTGAGAAACGCAAGATGGTTCAGGGCGAGAAAGAGCGCCTAATTACGCGCGTTAACCAGGTGACGCAAACCCTTAGCAGCAAGTTGTTATTGGGTATGGCTACCGATGAGGAAAAAGCTAAATTGCGCGTCTGGATGGACTACGTTAACGAAGTTGAAGAGATCAGCGACGATGAGGATCCTGAAAAAATCGTGTGGCCGACTCCACCAGACGCGAAATGATAAAAGCCGGGAAAGGCCGGCTTATCTGTTTAAATCGACAGCGTGCGCCCCAGCGGCGCGCGTTGACACCACCTATCTTTATACGCCTCCGTCGGCTTACCGAAGGAGTAGCGCATCTCCTTTCCCTCCCGTTCGCATAACTCGTATGCAGCCCGAACGTTTAACCATGTGACGATTGTCCCAGGACAAAATCCGTTATGTTCGCGGTCATATCCTCCATTCACATAATCAAAGCAAATCCACTCTGGACTGTCTGCGCGAGTAATTAGCTGGAAAGCGCACGGCTGGCCGTTATAGAACAGAACATAGCCGAAAATCATCTCACGCAGTGACGTTATCATTTCTATCATTTGGTGTTTGTTGCCGGGTTCTTCCCCCCAGCGCTTTGCGTACAATTCAAAGTAAATATCGACGAGTTGAATCGGGGTTAGTAACGTCTGATCTACTACTTCACCGCCTGAGTTCAGGAATTTTTTTAATTCACGGTTGCGGCTGTTTTTTGTCGATGACGAATACCCACCTTTGCCACAGGTTTTAGCCAGGCATATTTCACGCTGACTGTTCAGTGAGAACGTGGAGTTTAACGTAGAGCGCCCGTTAATGGCCGATAGGATTTTTGAGCGATAAGGGATCACTGTTTTAACACGGTTGCTAATTGGTAAAATCATTTCGTCCTTGTTGAACGGGAACATATCAATCCCGATGCTCTTCGACTGGTGACCGACGATAGCGATCTCTTTCTTGCCATTGGTGCACATGCCGCCAAGTAACGAGCCATTGTTACCGCGTTTGATGTGGTATTTATGGCGCAAGTTTAGTTGACGTTGCATGAAGGATAAAACGTCAGGGTGAGTCACAAAACTACCGCCATAAAGGCTATAACATTTTCTATATTCTTCTGCTGTGCCTTCGCGCCAACCGGACGCGTAAGAAATCAATTTCCGTATCATAATTTATTTGTTTATCCTATGTGTCAAGGTTCGATTATATGATAGGTACCCTCTGTTTATGAAGGGTTATTTACATGATTTGTAAGACGACGTCTACGTTGAGACCGCTACGGGCGAGGAGCGTTGGCACTAGATGTCTGGAAAACTTACCGCGCGTTGTTGAGTAGGATAAACCTTGAGGATGCGCCAGATATTGGGTGGCCAGATGTACCGGCTTAAGTAACTCATAGCATCGAACGTAGGGCGTTTTAAGCGCAGTGCTAATTGTGTACACTGTGCTTAACTCTCAATGTTAGGTATAAAAAATGAAAATTACTGGAGCTTCAATTTTTTCGTTAATAATTCTTGGTATTTCATATCAGACAAATGCAGCATCTTTTGATTGCACTAAGGCTAAGAGCTTCGCTGAAAAAACAATATGTAGTGATGCAAAATTATCAAAGGATGATGATGAATTAAAATATGCGTATGGAAAAGCTAAAGCATCGGTTCAGGATCATCGGGCATTTTCTGAAATAACAAAAACATTATGGAACTCTAGAGAAAGATGCAGTGACTATGCGTGTGTTAACTCATGGTATGATACGGCTTTTGGAATTTACTCATCCATTGCAAAAACAGGGATTCCTGAAACTAATGGCCAGAATGATATCGTAGCAGGTGATGAAAAACTTGATGAAAAGCCCTCTAAGGGTAATGCGGTTGCCAGTGAAAATAAATCCAATGATGAAAAAAGTAAAGACTTTCGTTTATATGACTCTCAGGAAAGAGCAGCCCCCATTGAACATGATGCTATCTTGTTTAGTGAAACGCCAGAAGCATTATCATTTATAGATAGACTTGTTTTGTTTACCAGGAATAGCTCATATAAGTGCGACTCGGTAAGCGCATTCAGGCCTTTAATGATGTCAAATGGATATTCTTTAATTTGTAACAGATTTAGTTATAAATACGAAATCAAAGATAATGGAGGTAATATTTCCGTCAGTGTTGATAATTGA